GCAGCGGGAATGTAACTATTGGGGGAAATGGCGTTTTAACAAACATCGCTTCTAGCAATGCTTCAACTAGCGGTTATATTAAATTAAGCAATGGTTTAATTATTCAATGGGGTAGAGTAACTTCAACAAGTTCACCTAGTGCACGAAGCTTTCCTATTGCTTTTCCAAGTAACTGCACAAGTGTTGTAGCGACTAGTAGAGCGGTTTACTACGATGTATACGTAACCTCTTTTAACACCTCCTCTTTTACTCCAACTGTAAGATATACAACAGGTGGCGGTAACGCAGCAAAAGCCATCTTTTATATAGCAATGGGGTATTAAAATGAAATACGCACATATAGATTTAAATACAAGTAAGCTACTAGGTTGGTATTCCACAGATGTCCACGATGTAATCCCAGAGCCTAATGTTGAGGTTACTGATGAGCAGTGGCAAATTGCTTTAGATAATGAACATGACACGGTAAACTCAGATGGGACAACTGAAAAATCTTCCGTCTCTACAATCGAAGACCAAGAGGCAAACGTAAGGGCTGAACGCAACCACATTTTGGTTTCTTCGGTAGACCCTGTTGTCTCTAATCCTCTTCGGTGGGTGGAGCTAACGGAGCCAGAGCAAGCTAGTATTGTTTCATATAGAACAGCTTTACTGGATATAACAGAACAGGCTACTTTCCCTACATCTGTAACGTGGCCCATTAAACCAGAGGTATTAAACTAATGACTAAGACAAGAGAAATATCTGACATCCTTACAGGGGTAGACATAGAAGGTACAATTACAGCTACAGGAAGTATTAGCTCTACACCACAAGGAACACTTTGGGGTACTGCTAACGATGGCGCAGGCTCTGGCCTAGATGCTGATAAGCTTGACGGCTACCACGCTAGTACTACTCGTAACTCAGCAAACACAATTCCAATTCGTGATGGCAACGGCTATTTACAGCTTGGCTGGATTAACACTACATCAGGCGCAACAACTAGCACGATTGATAGAATCTATGCTTCAAACGATGGCTACATACGTTATGTTACTCCTGCAACGTTAGTTAGTCAGTTGGGATTATGGACTAGCGGCAACGATGGCTCAGGCTCAGGTCTTGACGCTGACTTGCTTGATGGCCTGCAATCCAGCAGTTTCTTACGAAGTGACACCGCCGACACCGCCTCAGGTAAAATTACCATGACCACAGGTATTGCGAGGTCAGCAGCCAATATCGGGCATCTTGAAGGCAGCTATAACAATGTGGGCGCAAACTCCACAAATTCAAACCCAATCTACACAATCGGCTCTAACTACAATCCAGCATCAACTACGCTTAGCAATATGTATGGCATTGGATTCTGTAGCACTAATGCCTCGTTTATTGGTTTTGCTGGGTCTTCGGGTTGGGGAATGTATGTAGCCGCAGATGGAGATGCTAGAGTTTTCCTAAGTGGTGGAACTGGCGCAGGTTACTTTACTGGCAACATCACAGCATATGCGTCTGACGAGCGGTTAAAAACAAATGTCACAACCATTGATAACGCTTTAGACAAAGTGTGCCAGCTTCGTGGTGTTGAATATGATTGGGTAGATAACATTACCAGCGAGTATGACTTCCACCCTTCCTCAATGCACGAAACAGGTGTTATCGCTCAAAACGTTCAAAAGGTCATTCCTGACGCAGTTTGTGAAGCTCCAATGAATGCTAACTACACTGCTAAGTCTGGCGAAAATCACGAGTTTCTTACAGTGGATAAAGAGAAAATTATCCCTGTACTCATCGAAGCAATCAAAGAACTCAAGGCAGAAGTTGAACAACTAAAGTCGGAGAAGTAAATGGCACTTCCTACATCTGGCCCCCTATCGCTAAATCAAATACACACTGAAGCTGGTGGTACTTCTGGTACTACAGCAAGCATTAATGATGCTGACATCCGTGCGCTTATTGGTAAGGCTTCAGGGGCTACGATGTCTTTTTCTGAGTGGTATGGTGCTTCTTCTAGTACAACAATTAACATTACAATCTCTAGCAACACAAATAACTACAACCTTTGGAACAGTAAAGGCGGTACGTATTCTGCTGGGAACACTACAATAAATGTAACGATTAACTCAGGTGTTACCATAGGCTCTACAAGCACTGGCACCTATGCTTTTACCACTGGCGGCGGCTGGTCTTCTGGTGATGTAATTAACATTACTAACAACGGCACAATTAAAGGTAAGGGTGGTAATGGTGCTGCTGGTGGTAATGTAGTCTACAATAGCACTACAACCCAGGGTAGTAACGGTGGAACTGGCGGCAATGCGTTTAGAGCGCAGTTTGCCTGCACGGTTACTAACAACGGCTCTGTCTATGGTGGTGGCGGTGGTGGTGGCGGTGGCGGCGCTACTTGGAGTACTGGATTTAAAAGCAACCCTGCATTAGGCTTTACACAATCAGGCTCTGGAGGCGGTGGCGGTGCTGGTGTTACCTCTAGTAGTGGCGGCGGTGCAGGAAGTGCTTCTGGCGGACAAAACGGTAACTTTACTGGAGCCGTAGGAAGCGGCGGTACAGCCACTGCTGGTGGTGCTGGTGGAGCCAATAATGCCACCTATAACGCTGGCGGTTTTGGCGGCGGTCTAGGTGCTAACGGCAATGCAGGCACTAAAGGTTTTACTGTCGAACCACAGTCTTTTAATAGCTCCGCTGGTACAGGCGGTGTTCGTGGCTACTATCAAGTAGGCGCTTCCCTTATTAACGGAGGTAGCGGCATAAGTGGAACTGTAGGTGGTAGAAGTGCATAGTTGACAAACAAACAATAAAAGGTTATAATAGTAAAATGGATTATAAATTATACGTATCAGGATACATAGAAGAAACACAGCAATTGCTTATTTCTTTTTCAAGCGACGAAACTGCTAGAGAAGCTATTGATTATCAGTCAATGGCTTTTGATGTAGTTCCTTATGGAGATGTAACAGCACAAGAAGTTATAGATGCTATCTCTAAGGTAGCACCTACAGTTTGTAGTGATGTCGTAGTACAGGAAACATATACAGACAATAGTGCAAAAGCACAGGCGCTTAGGGATTTAGTTGGCCAAGAGTTTACCTATAACGACTCTGAGCTTGCAGGTTTTAGAGACTATGTTGAAACAGTAAGAGAAGCAGCGCCAGAATCGGTTGAGGCGGAAACATTGTAATGACTATTAAGACTGACATAACATTTGGGTCTAACGAAAATACTGACAACAAGTTGTTAGTGTCTTCTGCTTTTGATATCCAAGAGGGTGGTTACATGAGCAGGGAGAGTGTTCTTGAAATAAGCCACAACGGTGGGGAGGTTGTTTATCACCCAACAATTTCTGGTTTAATCAGAGGCGGTAATCACCACTTAATGACTAAAGGGCGCATCCGAATAGTTTATAAGTTAGTAGATACCGTTACTACAGAACAGATTCAAAACTACATTACACATACTTTAGCTGACCAACCAAATGTAAGAGCAATACATGAGCCTGTGTCTAATTCAATACATGTGTTTTATAATGTATCTTATACTCAAGATTCGTTTAGAGAACTGCCTGCTAAGTATGCGCCTCTGTCTAATGAATCTAAAATGACATTTAGTGAGGGAAGCGACCTAATGTGTTTTCTTCGTATTGACGACGACCCTAGTGCGTGGACTGTAGAGTACAGAGACATTACGAATACCGCCACAATTAATAAGCAGGGAGAACTATGCTATGTTATTTTTAGTACCGCTGTTACTGTAGGCGGTAATGTTTTAACTCCTGGAAAAGCATACAAAGTAACCTCAGAAACTCTTGATGTTGCTGTATCTGAGAATACGAAAGTAGTGAGAATGTACCGTGATTAATTTTATTAAAGCATTGTATCACTGGTCAAGAATACGTAAAGATGCACCAATTAACAGACCCAAAAGAATTTTTAAAATAATAAGTTTGTTTGGAACTAAAAGATATGAAAGGACAAGGGCTAACTTTCTTTCTAATCCAAACACTGCTGCGCTCCTAGAAAGAGATAAAACTTTATCAGATATAATGTCTAACTATAAAGACCTTGAGAAACATAAAGAAGGAACGCTGGGTAAAGAGATTTATGAGTTTATGCAGTCAGAAGAGATTGATTATGCTAAAGCAATAGCAGACTTCGGAGAATTTACTGACGGGTACGATTCACGTGAAAGAGACATGCACGATATTATTCACGTTGTTTTTGGATACAGCCGTTCCCGCTTTGGAGAAGGAGCCACGATAGCTACACATTATTGGCAGGGTAATTTTTTTGGATTAGCCTTTATTGTTTTTGTAGGGCTGGCTAGGCAAATGTTAATACAACCCTCTGCGGCTAAAGTAATGTATCTTGCAATTAGAGATGTATATAAAAGGCAAAAAGGTATTAACTTTCACTCGTATGTCTTTGAAGACAATTTAACAAAGGACATAGATATAATAAGAAAAGAGCTTAGAATAACCGAACCTACTGCTGCGTTACGAATTGTAGATAAGGCAGCTACTTGGGATTAATAAACAAGTTGTATTGCCTATAAAAGACTTTTGATGTATAATAAACCAATTGTAGTTTTAATAAAGGAAATAAAAACGATGCAAGATGGAGACAAAGCTGCACTAGATATAGGTGCTTTAGGTGTAACAGCAGGGGCCTTGTTTGAGGTACTTCCTAGTATTACAGCACTGGCTTCACTTATTTGGGTATGTATCCGAATCTACGAAACAGAAACGGTACAGAGTTTATTAGGTAAACAGAAGGATTAAATAATGGCATCTACATATACAACTAGAACTAGATTAGAAAAACAAGGCGATGGCGATAATGCTAATACTTGGGGGCTTAAGCTCAATCAAAATGTTATTGACCTTGTAGATGACGCTGTTGCTGGTTATGAAACAGTCAGTGTTGATGCTGTAACATCTATTAGTCTTACGGCTAATGACGGAACACCTGACCAAGCACGTAACTTAGCCTTAAGATTTACAGGTGCCTTAACTGCTCCGTGTACTGTTGTTGCTCCTAATGCAGAAAAAGTTTATTTTGTAGGTAACGAAACTACGGGTAATCATCCAGTAGTTTTAAAAGCAGGCAGTGCCTCTGAAACTGTTTACCCTAACTCACCTACTCTGGTTGCATTTGACGGAACAAACTCAATGCAGCTTTCTGGCTTTGCTCCAGGAACCCGCATTCCTTTTGAAAACAATGCTGCCCCTATAGGCTGGACAGCCGTTACAGACTCGGCGCATAATGGCGCAGCCCTTAGAATTGTTAATGCTGCTGTAAGCAGCACACAGACAGGCGGCAGTAATGAATTTACTTCTGTATTTAATTCAGGTATTAGTCTTTCTGTTGCAGGCAAAGCCACAGGGTCTACAGCACTTACTGGTTCAGTTTCAGGTACTGCTATTACCACTGCTCAAATGCCATCCCACAGGCACGACGTTCCATCTCAGCCGCTTGGTGGCTCCACCAATGGTGTGACGACAAGAGGCGACACAGTGGGGCTTTCCGGAATTTTGGACACTGGTTATAATGGTGGCAGCCAAGCTCACGACCATAGTATAGAAGGCAAAAGCCCCCATACTCATACTATAGATTTTGACCTGGTAAATGCCTTTAACCTAGATGTTAAATATGTTAACCTTATTGTATGCGAGAAAGATTAATTAATGGAATTAAAAGTTAAGAACGGTTGCCCAATAAATAAGTTTGAACCGTGTAAACAACTAGACTGTGCTTGGTTTACAAAACTAGCAGGTAAAAATCCACAGGGTGAAAAGGAAGTAGAAGAATGGGGGTGTGCTGTTACAATGCTTCCTCTTCTTATGGTGGCTCAGACAAACGCTGCTAGACATACAGCAGGTGCTGTTGAAAGCTTTAGAAATATAGTATCAACACAGCAAGACGAACTGTTAAGTTTAGCTCAAGCAGGAGAAGTTGAAACAAAACTTATTAAATAATGGCATCAACAGATACACGCTTATTCTTGATAGACTTTGTCCCTGGATTCCACAGAGAGTCCACTCGTTATGCTGAGCAGGGGAAATGGTTTGATGGTAACCGTGTACGTTTTCGTGATAAGAAACCAGAGAACATAAGAGGATATAATAAATTTACGGACGATGTTGTAAGTGGTTTTGCTCGTGACTTAATTACATGGTCAGACAACAATACACGTAAGTATCAGGGCTATGGCACAAATACTCAACTATACGTCACACAAAACGAAACTCAATATGACGTTACCCCTATTACTACAACTGTTTCTGTAGCTAATAACTTTGATACTACAAACGGAGAGACTGTTGTTAAGGTTAGTGTAGCAAATCACAATGTAAGTGTTTCTGACAGAGTTGTTTTTACTGGTGTTGCTTCTTTTCAAAGCACTAGCGTAAATGGAACAAAAACTGTTGTTAGCGTACAAGGTGCTAATATTTTTTATGTTTCTGCTAATGCCCCAGCTGTAGGGACTGCTTCAAATGTAGGCGGTACTGCTGGAACTATCAATATCTTATTAGCTAATCAGGAGTCTAATAACATTCAGGGTCTTGGTTATGGTGCTGGTGTTTACAACGCTGCTGCTGTGACCTCAGCAGGGGCAAGAGCTTGGAATGAGCCAGCTGAAGAGTCTGATATTATTTTCTTAGGAGCTATGTGGACTCTGGACAACTGGGGTGAAGACATGATTGCTCTTCGTCGTGGTGAGAAAATTAATTACTTTGAAACAGATGCTTCTGTTGTTCCTGTCCGAGCTTCTGTTGTAGATACATGCCCACTGGGTAACTATGTGCTTGTGTCTCCAAATGATAGGCACACTATTTTGTACGGCTCACAAGAGTTTGGCACTTCTGCTGGCGCACCTATTAACCCGATGACGGTACGTTGGGCTGACCAGAATGACTTCAGAGAATGGACACCATCTGCTGCTAACACATCTGGTGAGGTTTTGCTGACAGAAGGCTCCTCTCTTATAGGTGCTATACGTTCTCGTAATGCTATTAACCTTTGGACAGACCAAGCAATGTATACACAAACATTTGTAGGCCCTCCTTTTATCTTTAACTTTACTCAGGTTGGTTCTAACTGTGGCCTTATTGGTACACATGCTTGCGTAGATGTTGATGGTGTTTCCTATTGGATGGGTGACAATAACTTCTATATGTATGATGGTCGTGTAAGAACAATGGACTGCACCGTCCGTAGGTACTTGTTTAACGATTTCAACATGACACAAAAAGAAAAGGTTTACGCTGGTATCAACTCAGAGTTTAAAGAAGTTATTTGGTTGTATCCTATGGCTGGCTCTGACGAGCCTAATGGTTATGTTATTTACAACTACGAAGAAAATACATGGGTATACGGCAAACTTTTTGAAGAAGGTATTGTAACTGTTTTCCAAGATAGAAACACGTTTAATAATACAATTACAATTGGTCGTGTATCTGCAACGGATAGTATGTATGTATATAATAACGAACCAAATGGAATCTACACAGGCAACAATAAAAACCTGCCTTCTTTTTTAGAGTCGGCACAATTTGAACTAGATAGTGGTAATGAGATAATGTTTGTTGATAGAATTATTCCAGACTATACATTTACTAATGACGAAACTCTTCAGTTCTTTATAACAACTCGTGAGTATCCCAACTCTACAAAGAAAGAAAAAGGGCCTTACACTATAGCAGAAACAACCAACAAGATAAATCTACGTGCCAGAGGTAGAGAGTCCTCTGTTAAGGTGTCTGCTACAGGTAACGGCGGGTGGCGCTGGGGTTCTGTAAGGCTGTCTATGCAGGCAGATGGTGACCGTTAATGGCTAATTACCCTAGATTTACTCTTAATGTCCAAGCAGAGATAGACGAGTTTAAACAGACAATGATAGCGTGGGCTAACGAACTAACCCGTGAGTTAGACAGTGAAGATATTAAAACAGCTGCCTTGCCTTCTACTAAAATATATACTGTAGTATCTACGGGAAGTATTGGCAGACCTGCTAACGGAGACGTTGCTTTTTCTATTAGTGCATCTAAGTTTAGGGGTTATGTTGAGGGAACTGGTTGGGTTGATTTTAATTAATAGACTGGTATATAAGGGTACTATATAGTATAATATAACAATGTATGAAGGACTTAGAAATTTATTACAGTTAAAGGGGCAAGGCATGGCAGAAGACATGTCTGGCTTTCAGCGTAAGTTTGACTTAAAATCTTTGATTCCCATCATGGCAGAACAAGCAATGTCACGACAACAACAGCAACAACAACCTATGCCTACACCTCCCATGCCTTCTCCTCCTTCTTTTCAGTACGGTGGCGAAGTAAAAATGGAAGAAGGTGGAATGCTTACAGGCGGTGACTTTGTTATTGATGCACATACTGTAGCAGCAATTGGCAACGGTTCTTCTCAAGCGGGTGGCGAAGTTTTAGACAGCATGATGCCTAACGTAGAGAATCCAGATGAAAGCTTTAGAGGTCTTGTAACTGCAGAGACTGGCGATGGTATGTCTGATAACGTGTCATATGAAGTCGAGGGTGACGAACAAATTAATCAGGCTTTAATAAGTAAGGACGAATACATTGTAGACCGTGACCAAGTTGTTGCCCTGGGTGACGGAGACGAGGACGCAGGAACTGCTAGATTAGAAGCATTAAGAGAAAAGATTAGACAACTAAAGTTTGGCACTAAAAAACAGCCAGAAGAAATTAACTCAACAGAAGTTATACAAACAGTATTAGAAGGAACTGAGTAGCTATGGGATTTTTTAGCGGTAAAACAAAACAGATTACTACTGGTGGTAATTTAATTAGAGGTCTTAAAAACGAGGGTGAGGCTCTTCGTCCTATTATTGATAGAGCAATTGAAGCTGGCGATACGGATTATCAAGGTTTCGGTGCTGATGCAAGAATCGCAGGATTTACAGACCCGCAGGTAGCAGGTCAACAAGCAGCACTTGGTGTTGCTGGGCAAGGTGCTGGTGGTTTACAAGGGATACAGCAGGGCATTGCTGGCTTACGTCAAACCGCAGCAGGAGCATACCAACCATTAACACAACAAGATATTGCTGCTCAACGTGAGTTGTTGGCTGGTTCTGAAGGCGCTCGAAAGCTTGCCGCAGAACGTGGTTTTAAAGAAGGTCTTATGGATATAGGCGGAGCAGCTGCTGGAAGTGTTGGTGGTTATGGTGGTACTCGTGCTGACCTACTAAGGGCAGATGCTCTTGGTACATACGCTATGGGCTTGGCTGGTATTGAAGGCGACCTGCAAACACAAGCATATCAAGGAGCGTTAGACCAACGTGCTTTGGCTGCACAAGAAGCTAATCAGATGGCACAACTATATGGTCTGGAAGCAGGAGCAGAAGCTGATGTCTATGGTAGACAAATGGGACAAGCTCAGACTCAGATGGACGTCGGCGCTTTACAACAGGCACAAGAGCAAGCTCGTAAAGATTTTGAATATCAAGAGTTTATTGAAGAACAAAACGACCCGTTCCTTAAGGCTCAAAAAGCAACAGGTGCCGTTACAGATTTCTCAACCTTGTTTACACCACAACAAACTACACTTCAGAAAAAGAAAAGTGGTTTTGATAAGGCATTGGGTGTTGGCATGATAGCTGCAGGTGCTATGACAGGCAATCCAGCTTTAATAGGTGCAGGTGCTGGCCAAGCTTCAGGTGCTTATGGTGGTAGCATGGGTATGCATTTAGGTAAATATGCTGGCGGTTCGACTGTTGGTAGTATTTTGGCATCTAAAACAAGTCAAATGCCTCAGCAAGATTTTTTTGGTGGGATGAGTGAGGCTGAATTTGATGCAATTGATGCTGATATAACACAGGCCGATGCCGATAATGCCGCAATGGACAGGAATGCACTTATGAAAGCCTTTAGTGCAGCTAAAGGAGCCAAGGGAAAGGATTCTTCTGGTCTTAGCGCACCAATGGGAGGTCCCACGAAATCTCAGTTAGAAGGTGCTGGTGATAGACGTATTGAATATGCCAGAGGTATTGCTCGTGCTGACGGTGGCTCTGTCGCTCTTGAAGAGGGTGGTATATTAAGCCGTGTGCTTGGGGGAGCAAAGAATATTGCTTCTAGCATTGGAAGTGGTATTGCTACTGGCGCATCTAACGCCTATCAAAACTTTCAGAATATGCCAGCTGAAGATAAAATCAGATATGGCTTAGCTATTATGGCAGAAGAAGATAGGGTGGGAGACTCTGGTGGTCAGGCTCTTGCTCGTGCTGTCTCTGGTGTCCAAGCAGAAAAACGTGGTGAAGACCTAGAAGAAGCCAAGCTTGCAAGAACGCAGGCTAAGGCAACTAAAGATGCCAGCACACCTACTGGTACAGATAGAACTTATATCTTTAAGGCAGTAAGCCAAAAGTTTGGTTATGACTACGACCCTCTAACAGGGGAGATTCGTGGTGTTCTTAAACCAGAGCAAACAGCAGAAGTTGCTAGACTAAGAGCAGAAGCACTTAGAGAGTTTAAAAGAACTGGTGGTGACATGGCAGCTGTAGAAGATTTAATTGCAGACTATCAAGCAATGGCAACTGCAACTACAACCGCAGCGCCTCCTCCTCCAATACCTCCAAAGAGACCAGGTTTTTTACAGAGGATGTTTGGAACAGGCGGTAATTTCTAATGGCTATAGCAATCGGAACACAACAGTTTAAAGAGATTGCTGAAGATATTGAAAGTGGTAAGTTTCAAACCCAAGAAGAATTAAATGAATATCTTTATAGCAAGAACATAGATGCTGATAGATTTGAAAAACTTTTAAACCAAAGTTATATGGCTGAGAATGCTGCCATCGTAGAACAGACGGGCTTAAATGTAGACCCTGCTGTCTATGAGGAAGCTACCTATGCTGTTCAAGGTCTGTCCCCTGAAGAACGAATCTCCTACTTACAAGGTGTTGGTATTGACCCTGAGCTGTTTGGAGAGGTTGAAACATATGTAGAGTTAGGCGGTCCTGAAAGATACGCTGAAGAACAAAAGTCTACTCTTATGTCTCCAGGAAAAGTAATTGGTTCTGCTATTGGTAGTATTGCGGAAGACACTGCACGTGTAGGCGGTGAGCTACTTGAAGGAGCTTATAGGCTAGGCGCTGGAGCTTCGGGTGCAATGACACCAGAGCAAACAGCTGAGTCTTTACAAAAAATTAAACAACCTATTAGTGACTTGGGTAGATACATAGATGACACTGTAGGTCAGACTGCGGTAGGCCGTGCATTTAAGAGAACAGTTGACCCTGAGTTGGACACAGGTGAAAAATTTACTAGCGAAGTGGCTGAGTTTGTCGCACCTTTTGCTGTTGCTTCTAAGGCACTAAAGGTTGGCCAAGGTGTTAACTGGATAGATAAAGCTGCTCGTGGTTATGTTGCAGCTGTAGGTGCTGACCTTTTCCAACGTGATGAAGACGAGCAATACACTGTCGAGTTGATTGACATGTTTGGTCCAGAATCAGAAGAAGAAATCCTAGCTCTTTACTCTGATGCCGAAAGTGCAGAAGGTCTCGATGCCGCTAAAAACTTTGTGGCTAGGAAAGCACAAGAATATGCTGATGCCCTTAGACTTAATCCTAATGATACGGTAGCTCAACGTAGAGTTAAACAACTTCAAGACGCAGGCGTACTCGATGCGGCTGGTAGTCTTGTTGTGCGTGGTGCTATAGCAGCTGCCAAATTATTTGGTAAGGGAGCTAAGGGTGTTAGTAAAACTTACTCAAAGAGTAAAGCCATTAAAGAAGATAAAGTACTGGAGCCTGTCGAAGGCTCTGCTTCTACTTTAGATTCAGGCCCTACAGTTGCAAAAGATGTTGAGGCAATAGAAATTGCTCCACAACAATACAGGCAACGTGGTAAAGTTGAGGAGTTTATTGGTAAAGTAAACACAGGTATTGGTAGATTGTTTACATCTCAAGCTGGTCTTCCTAAAAAACTATTTGACTCTTATCTTAAAAAGAAAAACTTTGTGGAATCTGCTGACCTTGAAATTAAAGGACAAGCTAAAAAACTAAACAAAGAATTAAAGGGAAGCAAGGTAGACCGTGAAGCTGTAGACAATATTTTACGAGGTGATATGTCTCAACTGGGTGTGTTAAAAACTACGTATCCTAAAATTGCTGAGATGGCTTTAGATATGCGTAAGGCTATTGATGCTAATCAAGCAACAATTAAAGAAGCACTGGACTTGCCTAAAGACAGTAAGCTAGGTGCTGCCTTAGATTCAAATGACGGAGTTTATGTAACAAAAAGTTACGAGTTTATTACTAACCCTAAGTGGTCTAAGGATATTAACAAGGCGTTGTCTGGGAAGCTCAAACCAAAAGGAGAACACAACACTGAGGTTATTCGTGTTGTTGAGAACGCACGTAGTCACATAAGAGAGTTGCATCCTAACTACACAGCCCCTCAGGTAGACCACGTTATAAATGAAATATTAAGTAATGCAAAGAGTGCGGGTACACTTGACTCACTTGTTAAAATGCTTAGCTCAGGTAGAGTTGGAGAGGCAGGAACAAGAGTTCTTAAGGCTAGAAAGAAAATGGATAAGCCTATTGTCGAACTGCTTGGAGAAATTAAAGACCCTGTTGAAAACTTTCAGAGAACAATGCAAAGTCAGAATCGTTTGATAGCTAAGGCTCAATACCTTCGTGATGTTAAGGAGTTTGCTGAAGCAAATCTAGGAAAAGAAGTTGAGCTTGGTGGTTTGCTTCCAGGTGTTCCTACACGCACAACCACATTCCTTAACTTAGGGGAAGGCCAAGTAAATAAAAATGTTGGTGAGCTTGTTGAGAAAGAGCTTGGGCCGCTGGGCGGTACACAGGGAATGGTAACTCCCAAGGGCAAGGCTCCTGCTGCTACATCAGCTGAAAAGGTAGGGCTTAATCAATATGTAACTACCGAACCAATGTATAAAATGCTAGAGGACGGCATTGATTTGTTTGCTCCTTCTGGTAAAGGCGGTGTACTATTACAATCTTTACCTACTGCTGCTGCATTTGCACAGTCGGCAGAAACAGTGTTTGACCACACAGCACACATGGTTAACGTGTATGGTATGTTACAACAGCTTGCTGCAAACGGAAACTTGGTTAGACCCTCTATCTTTAAAAACTCTGTCAGAGCAGCTAAGGCTATGTATGAAAGAGCAAGAAAGGGTGACCCAAACGCTTTAGAGTTTCTTCGTATGGCTAAGGAAAGAGGTGTTATTGACAGCAGTATGGTTACTGAGCCTATTAAGGCTAACCTAGATATGTTTACTGATGGTCTTGACACAGGTCTTCTTAAGCTTGCTAAGAAACCAATAAGAGCAATCTCTACTGTGTATGGTGGTGTCGATGACTTTGGTAAAATTGTTGCCCTTCAGTCTGAAATCAAAGCCTTGCAAAAAACTTTTCCAGACATGACAGATGAAGCAATCTTTGATATGGCTGCAGATACAGTAAGAAATACTATGCCTTCTTATGGCACAGCTGCCCCTGCTGTACGTGCTTTGTCTCGCTTGCCCTTTGGTACTTATGCTACATTCCCAGCTGAAATCTTAAGAACATC